TGACAAGTCATAGATAGTTTTCGAATTTTACCATTGTCGGGTCCTTCTTTTTCATAAGGTTTATCCCAACTATCACAGTGCCAATCATAATATTGGTTGTGTTTATATTTTGTAAACTGACAAGACTCACTTCTTTCCCAATCAAAGTTCCAACCAGCTCTTGCATTTGCTTCGTGAACGTATGGATGTAATTCTTTATAAATCCAAGTATCGTTTAACCATACTAAATCAGAGTTTCTTTTTCTTTTTAAATCTTTAACTTCTTCTTTTTTTAATTTTCTATCACCATAGCCACCAGTTCTAGCCATTACTTCCTCTTTAGAATTTGCATAAGCTATTACATCATCACAAAATTTTGGTGTAAGCGCACTACTAAAATACCAGTAGTAATTAGATATATTCATAAGTTATTGTTTGTACAAAGTTTAATGAATCTTTTTGATTGTTA